TCCGCCCGCTTGCACATCTTTGATGTAACCAATATGTTCTGCCATAATTAAATACGACTAAGGTCGACTCCGTATTTTTCTAAGTGTGATAATTTTCCAAGGTCATACGCGAGAGAGTAAGCAAAGTAGCCACCTGCTTCCACGTTAGCCCATTTTTCTGTATCGTCTCTAACCTCTTCCATAACATAAATCGCATAGCATTTACTTCCATACTTGGCTTCATAGTTTACATCTTGGAATCCAGCTCGTTCTGCTTGATAGTCGACTGAGAGTTCTTGTTCGACTCTTGCGGGCTTTTGGTAGACTGCTGACCAGACGATTTCTCCGGGCGAGAACGATTCAGCAATGCAAGACTCAGGGAGTACAGCGACTCCGCTTTCTCTCTCAACCTTTGGAACTCCGACTCGCTCAATGAGAGATCTAATGAATCCACTCGATCTAAATAATCCTGACGCGATCTCGGCAATGGAGTCTCCGGAAAGGTATCGTTCAACTGCTTCACGAATTTCTTCATTTGTCGCTCCTCGTCCTCGATTCTGTTTTTTACGTAACTCGCGATACTCGATTTTATCTTCGAAATCATCAATTATTCTCTGTAGGCGCGTGGTATTGTATGCTATATTCAGCATACTGCATGCCTCCTTTTTGGAAATAGGCTGCGCCTCCCTCAAGAGGGTTATCACTTTCTGTATATTCGATTCTGATAGATTCTCGTGATCCTTCTTTTTTATTCGTCGTACCAAAGATTTTCTCCCAATTCTCGTAAAATTGTCGTGTGTTTTCTACTCTTGATCTACTGCCCTTGCTCACGTGGGTCATCTCCTATCATCATACGCAGATACCAAATAGCTTTTTCTACGTCTTGCTTTTTATTTTGCTTGTTCTTGCAGCGCCAGATGTATTTGAACGCATTGAGATGACAATACTCTTCAAAGCCTTCGTCTGAAGTGATTTGCCTCATTGCGTCGATACACTCGACCCCGTCGCGATTATAGTGTGCAGGACTATTTACTGGATCATGCACCAGTGTAGGACTTCTGTAACTAAGCCCTTTTCCGTCTTTTGTTTCTGTCCAACCTTCTTGTAAATTGCTCATGGTCTTGTCCTCACTATCGTAGATTTAATTATATCTACGTGTTTATTTTTTTCAATCTTTACTACTATTTTATCGGAATCATTGTTTGCTCCGTATACTACTTCACCTTCAACAAACAACTCTTTTTTAGTTTTGTAATGTTGGTACCAAATTTTCATCTATCACGCCCTCGTGATTCTCTGCTCATAGTCAGCAAGAGACTCATCCCACCAAGGGGGAGTTGGTCTACCAGTCCAACTGGCGAAAGTAGCCTTGTCAAGATGATAATAGTCACGGTAAGACTGTATTGGATCATCGTAGTTTTTGAGTATCTCAGGCATCGCAAGTCCAAACGTGGTGAACCCCACTCGTTCAAGGTTGACTGGGTCAGGTAATTTGTTGATGACTTGCCAGAATGACTTGTGTTCTTTACCGTAGCGATATCTAAATTCCTCTGCGAGCGCATGAGCATAGCACCATGTCCACTCGTAATTGTCTAGTGATGATCGAGTCCATATCGTGCAGGGATGGTTGTACATCATGCCGAGATAGGGTGTGAGTTTACGCTCTTCTGGTTTTAGAGGCTTCTCAAGTTTTTTGTATTCATTGAGTACTGCGGCTTCGTCTTTCTCAAGTGCTCGAGGTACAAAGCCAAGTAGAGTATCTACCCAAATAGCAGTACACAGTAGTTGTGCGGCTTCGAGTATCATTTTATTGACGTGCTTGTCTACGTGATACTCGGCACACTTGTCTAGGTCTTTGTCAAGATAAAATAAGTTCATGATGTAATTATACTCGCATCAAGATTAAATGTCAAGAATTAATTACCGTCTCGTAGCTTATTTAAAATGTATGCAGGATCTGTAAACATATAAGGATCTTTGTCGTGATTATCCTCACGGCCTTCCTCAATGAACCAGTCTGTAATATGTCCATTGTCTACTACTGCTGCATATCTCCAAGATCGTCGACCAAATCCCAGATTGTCTTTGTCCACGATCATTTGCATTCCTTCTGTGAATTTACCACTACCGTCAGGAAGTACGATTACATTCTCAAGTTCGTTGTGACGTGCCCATGCGTTTGTTACAAAAGCATCGTTGACTGTGATACAATAGATTGCATCAATTTCTAACTCGAAGAACTGTGGTGCTAATTGTTCGAAGCTGGGCAATTGGTAAGTAGAACAGGTTGGCGTGAAAGCGCCAGGCAGGGAGAAGATCAATACTCGCTCTCCTGCAAAAACATCCCACGTACTTACGTCAAGCCAGTAAAATTCTTTGTTTTCTGTATCGTAAGCTCGTGTTTTAAATACTACTGAAGGTACCATATCTGGTAGTGAACGCCAGTACCCTTTTTCTTCGTACTGATCGCGTTCATGTTCTGTGCAATAAATAGTCATTTATGCCTCGCTGTAAGTTAAATTTAAGTCTGCGTGATGTTGTTCATCGCGTCGAACGTACTTAATCATATCAGACAGCTTAGCTTCTGGAAGTAGATCATAGTAGTCAATCGCGATCTGAGGAGCAGAAACGTCTTCGATCTGCCCTTCTTCAATAAGTTTTAAGTACTCAGTATAGCTTCGTACTGCTTCTTCTTCAAAGTAATGTATCATAAGGTGTGCAGTTTTAGGTGCAACTAGATACAATACTAAATAGTAGTGCCAGAATATGAACTGTGCGAGTACGATGAGACCCCGCTCCAGCTTTGTAGGTTGCACTACTTCCATGAAAAACATGAGATGCTTACGTTCGTTTTCGGCTTCCGCGAGCATCTCATGAATCTTTTGCCCATTGCCAGCCTTCAAACCCCGAAGGCTAGACAAATGTGTTAGCATTCCAGCAACCATTCCAGGCACGCCTGCAACAGTTTCCAGAACTATAGCTCTGTGACCATATCGTTTCCGAAAGAACATATCCGCGGTAAAGCGGAAGAACTTTGTCATAGATTTTGCTAAAATTTTATTAGACATTCTCAAGTCTTGTCATGAGTCGCTCGGCTCGATTCCCTACTTGCTTGTGCCAGCGAGAGTCTCGCCCTTCGATAGCTGCAGCTGACCACTCTCCATCTTCTAGGTGAGCGTTCATCTTGCGAAACTTCGATAGACGAGGACGACCGAGGTTGAACATCATGTTTACGAGTATTTCTTGAACTTCTCCAGGAAAGCCTTCCCAGATATCTGCGCCATAGAGTGCAACGCATTCGCTTACAGCCACATCGAGATCTCGGTCAAAGCACTCTTGTACGCGCTCAACTGAGACGGGCTCTCCGACATCGTATCCGTGCTCTGGATCTGACTCAAGCACGAGATGTCCCACTCCGAAGGTTTTGTACCCAAGATGATCCAAATATATTTCAAAAACTACTCCTTCATCAATTTTCAACTGCTCATAGACGGCTGATCTGTTCATTAGTTATCCTTTTTCGGTTGGTTTGACGCTCGTACAAAGCGCCATTCGTCCCGTACTTTGTCGTACTCATGTATAAGGTACGCCCCACTGAGGCCCATCATCAAAGCACCTTTGTGCTCGTTAGGACTCCAACTATACCCATGAACGACTACTTCTTCTAGGTTTCTTTTTGGTCGAGGAACTTCTGGCTTTTCTCCTTCAGCCATCGCTGACCCCGTAGCGATTAGTAAAAGTGATACTACTACTTGCTTCATTATTTCCTTGTTGCCCCTTGTAAGGGTCTGCTTGTTGGAGCAACTTTGGATAAAGGTGTTACTCCTAACCTTCGTCATCTACCTCCAACACTCCTTGGTCGATCAAATACTCGACGGTTCCTTCAATCCCTTCTCGCTTCCCTAAATGGAAAGCAGTTTGAGCGCACCCCCAAAGGCACACGCCAAATATAATAAGAGCAGTGGTGTAATCAAGCATACAAATCTCCTAGGTATTTTTGTAGATGTGTATATTATACATAAAACGCGGAAGAATGTCAAGAAATTTTTTCAGTTATGTCACTTATAACTTCCGATTATATTTTGCTACCAAAGAAAAATACTTCTTGACTTCGAAGGAAAGATGCCCTATAATATACAACATGAAAGAATATCAGAAGAAACCGTGGACGCAAGAAGAGCGACAGCTCCTCA